AATTAATCACCGTCTGAGCAGAAACGGATGCAGACGCAAATAGCGCTAAAAATAGCCATAGTTTTTTCATGGTTTACCCCAGTTTGACTAAGAAGCCCCTGAATGTCCGCAGGTTGAACGATGCACGGGGAGAGGTATGCCCAAGGGGAGGGGCTAGATCGTCGCTCCTGCGGCCCCACAGGGGGCAATATGAATCCAATCTAAACAGTAGTTTCAGTTTTGTATAGCGTTTTGGCACTTAAAATGCGTTCTCCGCCACCATAGCCCCCAGAACAAAGAACGTGACCAGCGCCGCAGGTATCATTAGCGAGGCAATAACCGCCAGAACGATAAGATCCTCGACCTTTTTCACTTGGTTGACTTCGCGCCCTTGCATTTCCAGCGCTTCCGCGAAAGATTGTTGGGCGTATTCGGGTCGTTTTGCTTCTTTTTGGACAGCCGCTTCTTAATCCCAAGGCTGCGGGCGCAGTAACTGTCCCCCTTCTTGGTGCCAGCGCGTACCCGTGGGCCACCATCCTTAGCTTTTCCGGCCTGCCCGTAGGAGACTTTCTTGCCACTGGAGGTGACCTTGACCTTAGCTTTGCCTTTTCTGGGCTTTGTCATCTGTATATCCCTGTATTTGCCGACCCCAGCACGACCAATGCGGGGGTTACTTTCTGGCTTCCTACAAAAAACTCCCTGTTTTCATACTGTTAAACGGGTAATTCCCGACCCCAGCATAGAAGTCCCGCAGAATTGCGGGAGTTTTGTGGGGATCCGCTGGTACGTCTTGGCATCTCATGGGCATATACCTGTATTTTTCGGGTGGGTACTCTCAGAAAGACCGCCCCCCCCCTCCAAAGTTGCACCCCCCCCCATGGGGTTGTGAAACGTGGTGCTGGAGATAGGCATAGCCCCCATGGAACCACGGTGCGCGACCGCGCCCAGATCGTCCATCTGCTACCCCCCCCTGCCCGAGGGTGCCGCGAGGTGCGATTCGCACGGGTTGAGGCCGATCCGGAGGGCCTAACATTGGTAGTGTTGCGCTCAATCGCCGCAAGTCTCTGACTTAAAAGGCAAAACATTCTCGGGCAAATCGTCTTCGGGCGCTAAATCCGCGAAAAAGCCAGACGAAACGGTCTCGATCTGCGTTTTCTCGGGGGCAAAGATGCCGTAATGCTTGCCCATCAACTCAAGCGAACGGACCCGAGCCGCGTCCGAGTTCTCAGGATCCATCGCCTCGACCTTCAAACGCTCGACGACCCATTCCGATCCATCCATCGCCCTGACCATCATTTGCCGCTTATGAGCCTCAATAGCCGCCTTAACGTCAACATGAGTCAACAGCCGCGACCCTTGCTGTTTCGGGTGCGAATAGCCCGCCGCTTGGGCCGCTTGGGTGGCGTTGCCATGCTCAACAAATTCAGCCACGAATTTGGACTGACGCCAGTTCAGATTCCTCTCGTTTCCCTTCGGTGATTCGTTATCCATTCCTATGGTGTTTCCCTACTGGTTGAACGGGATCCGGTGTCGCGGTTATCGATCTTTTTTCCGCGCCGAAAAATTTTTCATCTGAGCAGATGCGCGACGGCTCCAACCACTGCCGCGAATACGATCCATCCGGCTCGCTCATAAAGCGCGGTCGATCCCTGATGCTTCTGGAATTGCTCGACGAGTTCGCGGTGTTCTTTTTCGACCCAATCGAGGCGCGTCTCATGACGGTTAAGCCGAGCGTGAGCGGCATCGGTTCGCTCGTCGATCCTACCCAGCTCCGACAGCTGATCGGTCAGCTTGTCGAGTTTTGCCTCGATTCTGAGCAGTCTGTCCTGCAATTCCATATCGTCCGAATCCCGCATGATTATTGGATTTGAAATTTAATTTAGATTTTTTCATTCTAAAGTGTTGACACCCGTTTTCAATAAGCGTATTTTGTTTGTCATTGGGTCGATATGACCCGCCGTGCGGGACTGCGTTAAGTCCGCCAGACCTCAAGGATCGAGGTGCTGACCCAGAGCTAGGAGGCTTGCCCCGATGGCAACACCATGCATCGACGCAAGACTGAGCGAATCGCGAGTTGCTGTATTGCAGGCAACCGACGGGAGGACCGGAGCGAGTGGGAACCCAACGACGGGGTATATCGGCGGCGACCGGAGGAGCAAGAAGCTCGGCCAAGCGTAAGCGGCACTCAGCGATGGTTGCGATCACCTTTTTGTCGGGGTCTGAAGCTGACCCCCTGATGACCCACACCACAGGGCATCGGTCACTCGATGGGCGGAGCACCGCCGAAACAATCTGGAGATTGAAAACATGGCAAAGCAAAAGCGAAACCTCGGTCAGGAAATGACCCAAGCAATCAAGGCGATGATGCTGGAGCACGGCACCGACTGGACAAAGCCCTTTCAGGCTCTCGCGACGGTCCCCACCAATGCCGTCACGGGCAAGGAATACAGCGGGCTGAATGCACTGTGGCTCGGCCTGCTCGGCGTTCAGTGGGCGGCAGGCTACAAGCAGTGGCAGACCATCGGCGCTCAAGTCGTGAAGGGTGGCAAGTCGGTCTCGATCACTAGGCCCATGCCTATCAAAGACAAAGAAAATCCCGAGAAGATTGCGGCGGTGCTGTTCGGCTCCGTTCCGATTTTCCCCAGCAGTCAGGTCGAAGGCTGGACCCCGCCCGCTGTCGAGACTACCGACACCACTGAGGTGCTGGCCGAGGTTGACGCCTTCGTTGCCAACTGCAACGCCCACATCGAAGTCGGCGGCAGTCAGCCCTGCTACATCCCATCGCGGGATCAGATCTCGATGCCGCGCCGCGAGGCCTTCACCGAGACTGACACCAGCACGGCGACCGAGACCTATTACTCGACGCTGTTGCATGAGCTTATCCACTGGACTGGCCACAAGTCGCGTTGTGCGCGTCTGGATGACAAGTCGAAGCGCGGCTATGCCTTCGAGGAACTCGTCGCCGAGATCGGCTCAGTGCTTCTGTCGGTGCGTCTGGGTGTCTCCCCCACGGTGCGGCCTGACCATGCCAAATACCTGAACGGTTGGCTCAAGGCTCTGGACGATGATCAGTCCTATATCACCGATGCCGCGAAGCTGGCCCAGAAGGCTATCGACTACCTCGATGGTCTTCAGACAGTAGAGCTTGAGCAGGCGGCGTGAGTCGCTTTGTTCAGGTTTTTTCCGCCCCCCAAAAATTTTACCCGTCTGACGATGGCCCGCTGGATACGGGCCGAAACACCCTTCGGGGTGTCACGGGAATCCATCTCGTCCCCACACCACTGGGGTTACTCACAATCTGGAGGTCATTATGACTATGCAAAAAGATTACCTGTCCTACGTTTCAATCGGCGGCGGCTCATCTTGGGGCTACGGCGAGACACCCGCCGAGGCTGTGGCAAATATGCTCGGCGCTCTCAAGGACTGGACGATGTATTACGACCTGTCCGAGACCAACGTCTACTCGGCGATCTATGACGTTACCGAGTATGACGGCTGGGTGTCTGATCATCGCGGCCTGTACGGCAAGCTGACTGATGACAGCTACACCGACGCGCCGCTGGAGCCTATCCAGTTCAGCCGCACCCTCACCCCGAAGCACACGCGCAATCGCAACTGGACCGAGGCGAAAGCCGCGCTCGCCGCACTGCGCACAGTGTTCGCCGATACCTTCGAGGCTGTCGAGGTGAGTGAGGCCGCTTAACCCATCTGATGAGCCTGTCTGGATGTCAGGCGAAACGCCCTTCGGGGCGTCATGGGAATCCACCCATCCCCACACCACTGGGGCAACCAATCTGGAGACAGACATGACCAAGAAGCAAGCAATCATCGACGCGCTGACCGTCGAGAGCAGTTACACCAAGGGCGGCACCATGATCACCTGCCCGAACCAGTTCCGTCGCCGTATGTTCCGGTGCTGGCTCGACGGCAGTTACTTGGGCCAAGCGCATTACCAGCGCAACTGCCAGCGCATCCTCGAAGCTGGCGACCACTGGGGCAAGCTACGCTCATTCGTTGTCGAGCAGTTCGGCGAGTACATCGCGCACGAATTCGACTGCTCGCGCTCCACTGCGGTGGACGCCATCAAGGCCGCGTTTCCCGCCGAGTATGCCGACCCCGTCGAGGTGCGAGGCGTAACCGTGTTCACCGAGCTTCAGCACCTCACCGAGGAGCTGATGGACGACGCTCGCGATCTAGTAGCGGAGGTGGCGTAATGTTTGACGATCTCGCAACCACCGACATCACCAAGGTGCCGACCAAGCGGGCGGGTTACGACTGCCCCCGATGCCGAGGCACTGGACGCTACACCTACGCCAACGGCAATACCTACAAGTGCGGCAAATGCCGAGGCACTGGGCTACTCAAGACCAGCCCCAAGCAACGGCTCGCCAACCGCGTCTCATCTGCCAAGGCGGCTATCAAGCGCAAGGAGCAGAACGTCGAGGAGTTTGGCAAGCGCGAGCCTGCCGCACTGGCTTGGCTCACCAGCAACAACGGTGACTTTGCCGCATCCCTGCTCGATCAGGTCAAGAAGCGCGGCGACCTGTCACCCAAGCAACTGCAAGCCGTCTACCAGTCCATCGCCCGCGAGGAAGACTGGGCCAAGCAACGCGAGCAGAAAGCAACCCAGACTCAGATCGATATGACTGATCTGTTGGACCGCTTTGCACTGGCTCTCAAGGCTGGCATCAAGCGCCCCAAGGTGAACACCGGAGACCTGCTGTTCTCTCTGGCTCCTGCTCACGGCCACAACGCTGGTTGCGTCTACGTCAAGGGCGAGAAGGATGCCTACGGCGACCGCCCCTACCTCGGCAAGATCACACCAGAAGGCAAGTTCTTTGCTGGGCGTGGAGTCGGGGATGAAGTAAAGCGGCGCATCGCCGAGGTTGGCGCTGATGTTGTCGGGTCTGCCAAGGCCCACGGCGCTCAGCACGGCAACTGCTGTTTCTGCTCCCGCGACCTGACCACTGACGAGTCTGTCAGCAACGGTTACGGACCCATCTGCGCTGACCGCTACGGCCTGCCGTGGATTGTCCGCGAGGAGTTCATCGAGGCGAAAGCCGCACTGAAGCAAGCCAACGAGGAGGCCGCGTCATGAGCAGGTATGAGCAAAAAAAATTGCGGGACAAAAAAGTGTCGAAATTGATTTACGACCTTGAAGCAATATCAAAGGAACTGGCTAAACACCATCCCGACCATATTTACGAGGTGTTTTGGGAGCCTCGGATACAACGCTTACTTGCTTGCGTTGTCGAGCAATACGCCACAGAGGGGGCCGCGTCATGAAGATCAAGTGCGCAGACATTGCCGAGCTTACCGCCGTGTGCGCTGGGCTTGTTCAGCAGGGAATCATGTTCGAGGCCTGCACCACCCGACTAACCGTTACATGCACTGGAGGTTACTGAGATGAATGCTCAAGTTGAATCCATTGGCCGCATGGTGTCTCTCGATGCCGCCGCGCAACGCAACGGCTGGGAGATCGTCCACGTCGAGGCAAACCAAACCGAGGCCATCGTGCTGTTCGACAGGGGCCGGAGTCCATTCGGCCCTGAAAAGCGCTACGGCACCTCGGAGTTTTACTTCCCCGCTGGTTACTTCGGTCAGGGTCATTACGACCTGAGTATCGATGAGGCGCGAGTCGATTTTCGCGAGCGCTGTAACCGCACCTTCCCCGTCTGATGAGCAACCAGAGGAAAACTGGTCGAAACCCGCTCCGGCGGGTCACGGGAATTCACCCGAACAATCTGGAGATTGAAATGAAAACTATCGACATGACCCCTACTTGGGAATCCCTGTTGCCAGCGATGCTGGCTGTGCTTGAGAACGGATCGTTTGACGCCAAGCAAGATATCCGGTCAGAGCTGAAAAAAATGGCGAAGGCGGCAGATATGCAAGTCGCCGCAGAGAAGGAGCGAAACCTGACTTGGTCAGCCGTCTGGGGAGAATTCACGGATAACTATCCACCCAAGTGGGAGCGACCCGTCCTGCTGGCGCTGGTCAAAGCCATTCTCAAGCGAGGTCACACGATCTCGATCTACCTCGAAGACGAGCCAATGATCGAGCACTCCAGCGATCTAGAAGAGGTCATCAAGAACCTTGCCGCAGGGGATCAGGACACGCTGATGATCGACGGCTTGGGCTGGTTCAGCCTGATCTACAACAACGGCTCTGAGCATGAGCCGATGGTCGTCATCTCTGACTACTCAGCCAACGAGGTGTGCGACGAGATTTACAAGGAAGTCATAGCGGAGGTGGAGTCATGAGATCAATTCGATATGTCTACTGGGTCGGCGTCAGCGACTCCGAGTTTGACAGCTACATCGCCGAGCGAACCGGCTTCACTTCAATGGCTCAACTGCTCAAGTCCCACGCCGAGCGCGGGTATCGCCCGACCATAGATGTTAGGGACGAATTTGCAGTCGAGCTTGGGTATCGCTTTGAGTCAGCTACCGGCGTAAAGCCATTCCGCTACGGATACAGGAGGGGTCTCTTATGAAGCACATCAAAGGAATCCAGTGGCACAACTTCAAGTCAGCAGAGGAGGCCGCGAACGCGGCTTACCTCGCCCTCGTCATGGACTGTGCTGAGTACGGTCAAGACCCGAACTATGAGGTGCAGATCTACTCCCCCGAGGAAAGCCAGAAGCGCGGCTACACCAGCGGCTGGCATCTCGTCTGGGAGTGCGGCCCTGATAGCTGGGGAGTCTCTCAATCGATGGCAATCGTCACTAGCGGGATCGTCCCGCCTTGGGGTTTCTGTGAGACCCAGTGGGGATTCGACCTAACCTTTGTAGAGGAGCAAATGTAATGGGAAAGGTAATCGACTTCGAGGGGGTCAGGCCGAGCGATCAATTCGACGTGATCTTCAACGGCGCTGGCCAGTTTGAGCAGGCAGTAGAAGCGGCAATCGCAACGATTCGCACATCAACAGACGAGAGCGAGGTTAGGTCAGCAATCCACACGCTCACCTTCATGGGCGCGAAGCTGGATGAGCTTGAGAGTCTGGGGGTCGAAGTATGACCATCATCAGGAAAGAGCTAATCGATATCAGCGACATGGATATCTTCGGCCACCTAGTCGCGGACTTAGCCGATGGCATTGGGAGCATCGCCATGGAAGCCGAGTCAGATTTCTTCGCTATCGACACCCCCATCGACCTTCAGATCTCAGTGATCGGCGACTGGATCCAGTTGCTCGAAGAAATGAAAGGCTTTCTGGAGGGCACACAAGAAGGAGTGACCATCCAATGAATGAGATTGGAGAACACTGGGCCGCACTGCTGACAGTCGTTTTATTGCACTTGTGCTTCGTCGTTTACGAAGCCTACGTTTTAGGAGCTTAATCCCATGGATGAAAAAGAGTTTCAATTTTTCGATCTACTGAAGAAGCATGACTTCTGGTACGCCTACTCCGATGATCATCGGTACTACGTGCGAGGTCAGAGTCAGCGGAAGGTGATCTATCAGTGGCTAGAGGAGTATCCCAACTTGATGTGGATTTGGGACAAGTTCTGCAAGGCAATGTCTGACAGCCGCGCACCCTCTAGCTTGGAGGAGTTGCGGCGTGATTGAGAGCATTACCGCGCCAGAGGTGAAGGCGCTTGCTGAGAAACACCGTCAGGGGTGGAGTATTAGGTCGCTTGTAACCGCGTCCAACATCCCACAGCATAGGCTCCGCAGATACCTGCGAATCTATGAGGCCTTGGGAGATGAGGCGTTTGTGCCTGAGAAGCGACAGCTAAGCTACACCAGTAACAACAATCGCAAGCTGCGAAAACTTGTTGAAAGGTACAGCCTGACTCGACCGGAGATTGCGGAGTTACTGAACGCCCCATCCAACACCGTGAAGAACTGGTTGCGGAGCGAGGGCGCGAAAGGATTCTGTCCTATGCCTGCTTACGCCCTCGAACTCCTGCAAATCAAATTGCGGGAGGGGAAGGCACTCGAAGATATGCGACGGGCCACGGATTAGGCTCGTCAACTTCTCCCACCAGACTGTCTGCGACCATGTCGAATAACCCATACCATTCGCCGTTGTCGGAGCTTCCGTAGATCAAGTACAGTCCCTCGATCTCGGGGGACTTTTCATCAAAGAAAGTCCAACCCTCCCTGTGCAGGAACACGACATTGTCCCTGCGCTCCAGAACGTGCGCGGCCTCGGTCATTATCTATCCTCTGTTGCGGTGGGTGACGACGCTTCCAAAGTCTTTGCACCCCGAATTTAACTTCGTCTCGAATGCCTATCAGAAGCCCATCGTCTTCAGGATAAGTATCGATGACCTCTCTCCTCTCCTCCAGACTTGACAGTTCACAGATGCGTGAACTCACGAAGATCAGGCACAATTTCATCGCCAGATCTTGAAATTCTGGAGCGAGTTGTTCCTGTAGGTGGGCCTTGATGTCGGGGTATCTGAGATGCTCTGCGGCCTGCATCGCAATCGCCCGCAGTTCAGCGGGACGCAATCGTTTCCCTCACTATCATGATGAAGTCGAACCAATCGATCACTGCCTTGCAGTCATTGGCCCTCGGGAAGTCTGGGTTGATGGCGTACAGTGGGACGACGCAATGCGTTGGCTGTCGGTCAAACCTGTAGACCAGAGCGGGTATTAAATTATGCTCGTCCGCTGCGACAACCACCTGATCCCACCACTCTTGGTGGTACATCCCTCCCCTCGCATATCGCTTGCACTCAATCGCGAACGGCGGCACGAAGATGTCGGGCAGGCTGTTCTCTCTGTACTGGTCGAGAATGCGCTTGATCGGCTCGTCCACGATCTTGCCCAGCTCAGCTCGCAACTGGTTGACGATCTCCCTCTCGAAGTTGAGACCCTTACGCCGCGAGTTGACCATCGCTCACCCTCCATGGCTTGCTCATCCATTCACGTCGCCAAGTGACACACTCGTAAAGGGTGTTCTCCCTGCCGTATTTACCCATCTCTATCGCAACCCGAAGCTTTTCCCGCTGTACCCCCAGATATATCAGCAGGCGCACTTCGTTCATCGGGATGTGCATCTTGTTGACTAGCTCTTCAGCCGTGAACGTCACCAGCCCCATCCCCATCAAGCGCTCAAGATTCTTTGGCGCTTTCGTCTCTGGTTTTTTAGCCATTTTCCCCGCCCTCATTTTTTTCCAGCGCGACGAGAGCGAGCAGGCAGTAGTGCGCCATCTTCAGGATGTCGTGCTCTGGCTGTGCCCCGTCTTTTTTACCCAGCCTTGCGGCGTACTTGATGACACAAGCCATCGCGTGCTCGACCCCGTAACCAGAGTCGATAATTAGGTCGATTGCCTGCGTCCCATTCTTTGCGTAGTGCTCGGCGTAAGTGCCCAGCACATACGTCTCAAGATCCTTCAGTGCTTTCTTTTCCCGCATTTTCAATCACCTTAAATCGTTCAATTTTAAAAACCGCAAGAGGCTCGACATCTTCCTCATTCCGCATCGTTTCTTTGCTCCGTCCAGCCACGACGTATTCGTCGGGAGACATCAGGTCTATCCATGCGTGAGTCCCGCAGTCCCAGCGCACCAGAAATCTTGTCTGGTGGTTTTGTGTTCGGAGCCAGTCAGCAAACTGCACCTTTCGCAGCGAGCACCAGACATCTGGGTACTGCCCGAACGCATGATTCCGGTTGCGGCATTCACCCCATATCAATGGCTCCCTGTCGCCCTTCCGATGGAAGGTCACATCAAGCGTGTGGTTCTGCGGAAGCTTGAAGAACGGCAACCCCCAGTGACGCGAAAACACTCTTGCTATCTCTTTCTCCACCTGTCTGTCCTCATCTGTTTCGTGAAACACCTCAATGGTCATTCCCTCTCCTCCCTAAGCTTCATCACCATCTCCTCGACAATGAACAGAAGCTCCATCTCAGGCCCGTAACGCTCCTCGAACCGGCGCTTGTAGGGATGACGACTGGTGAACAGCTCGCTATCGCTACCCTGTCGATGGTGGAAGTAGCAGAGCGGTAGAATATGGAAGTGAGCGCCCTGCTTCGTCTTGCCATCAATGTGGTGGATCTCGGCTGGAGTCTCCGTCCTCCCGTGCCTCCGGCAGACGATGCAACCCAGAGACTGAACGTCGTCCATCCACTGCTTTTCCTGCGCGGTTGGAGTTCGCCCCTTCACTTGGTGGTCGGCCTCCCGATTACACCCTCCGTAGCGACAGCCTTTCTGCCATGCTTCTCAAGGACTTCGTTGATGGCCTCGATGAGGATCGAGTTGAGCGGCTTTTTCTGCTTCCGTGCCAAGATCTGTAGTGACTTGAGCGCCTTGGTGTTCAGCCGACAGGTCACTGCTTTTCGTTCTTCCCTCATGCGTTGTATGCCCTCCTCTCTAGGCGATTGCTTGCTTTCTCCGAGCGCCATTGCTCGAACTCGATTTCGCAGGCTCTGAACTCAGCCTTTGCTGCGGCCAGCATTCCCTTTGCAACGCCTCTGTTGACGCGAGCGTTGTAGACCTCTCCCTGTAGGTCTGCGAATCTCATCTGGGCGGCGGCTGTCTTGTGCCCCTCCCCCTCTGCCACGACCATTGCCTTGGCGTAGACCATTTTTTCTGTGGCCTCTGCCCTGCCGATCTCCTCCTCGGCTGAGCGCATCTGCTCTCCGGCCTCCCTGATCTTCATTGCGTAGCGTTCCTCTTCCATCACCCCTCCAGCTCTGGTCTGTAGACAAATGGCTTGCCGCTCTTTGTGTGAAAGGCTCTGGCATCTGTGCGCCACAGCCCGATGTTTGATTCAAAGCCGACCATGCGCTGCTTTTTGACCATCAGCGTGACGTCCGGCTGGGCCAGTAGATCGACGTCGTCATCTCTCGGGGCGGCTCCTTGCGTTAGCCAGAACTGCCGATCCTTTTTCTTTTTGTTGGCCCAGCAGGCTAGGACGTTCATCGCGTTATCAGCCAATCCCCCACTGCCTTTTAAGTCATCAATCTTGGGGCGTGGGTTATCGGAGTCCGACTGCCCGCTCTTGCGGGAGTGATGAACCAAAATTAGGTGGGCATCGTGAACGCGAACCAAGTTGGTCAACTCGACCACGAAGTCTCGCTCTAGATTGAGATCATTCATGGGCATCGTGATCCGCTGGAGGCAGTCAAGAACGATCAATTTGCACCCCTGCTTCAGCATATGATTGACCTTTGCAAGAGAGGCGTGTGGCTTATCGACCATCTCGTTGATGACGTAGAGGTATTCGTCCATGAGGGCCATGCACTTCTCGACGTAGCCGTCAGTCGGGTTTTCGTTGTTGGCTAGTTGGTTCGCCATCAGGTTCAGCAGGTATGGCGTGTCCATCTCATAGCTGATGTAACCCGCCTTGATCTTGTGCATGACGTAGTCTGCGACTAGATAGTTGGCCACCGTAGACTTGTAGGATCCTCTGGTGCCAAACAGGATCGTGACCTCGCGGGGGCGAAGCGCGAATCTTTCGCCATCCCTATCCCAAAAGGGGTAAAACGCATCCCTGTTGACGCCGTACTTTTTCCACTCAAGAACCTGCTCCGTGAACTCGCCTGCGGTGAAGACGTTCTGGAATCCCTCAAGCGATGAGTTGATGTCCAAGTCTTCGAGCTGCATGAACTCGCTGTCGGCTGGCCTCCTAGACATAGAGATCTCCGTCATCACTTGTTATCTGAGGAAGCTCATCTCCCCATCGCTTAGCGTTAAGCCAGCTCGCGGGGAACGGCATAAAGCCATCCTTCTTTTGTTTCTCTCGCCACGCCCTCCACTGCGAAGAGCGAACGCAAGCCAAGACCAGATCTTGTTCCTCCAGACTCAGCTTCTTCCAAGCTTTCTCAGCGTCCGATCTGGACTTTTTGTATCCATAGGCCTCATAGAAAGATTCAAATGGTCTGTGCTCACGTTGCTTTTTTTCTTTCTTATCTTTCTGTTCTATTCTTATAGGAGGGACTTTGTCCGGAGCTTGTCCGGAGCTTTTCTGGACACCATTGCCCTTGCGGATAAGCTTGAGCGTGTACTCGTCTGATCTGCTTGCCATTTTTAGGCAGGTGATCCGCCCATCCGCGTTCTCAAAAAGACCCTGATCGCACATGAACAGCATCATTTCCTCGACTCGGTCTCGATGAATATTCACCTCCGCCGCGATTAACTCGGCATCCTCCTCCAGCTCAAAGGTCAGGTTGTGCGGCTCGACTGTTCTGGCAATGCACTCAAGCAAGTACCAGTACAGCCCATACCCCTCCATGCCGTACTTGAGTCGGAGTCTTTTGAGCTTCGCGTCTATGCTTGCGTTTGAGTCGTGCTTGAACCACTTCACGCTTGGCGGCTCCAAGTGTTGTTCTTGTAGAACTCCAGCGCGTTGCACCCGAGTCGGCGAGACTCGCGCTTCACTGCTGCTTGGAACTTTTCCCAGTCCTGCTTGCTGAACTGGTTGCGCGGCTGGTCAAGGCCGATGCGGACGATGAACTCGTCGTCTTCCGGCACCCAGTTTTTGGGCCTGCGAAATCCTTCGCGGTGGGTATAGGGGTCGTCAGGGAACAGATCGTTCTCAGACATCCCCACGGACTCCATGATATCTTTCGGCGCACAGCCATGGCTTCGGCAAATCATGATGATTGCGCCAGTGCGGCCTATTTGGATATCTAGGGAGGGGCTTTTGTCATTGTGGGCAGGACATCTTGCGCGGTACTTGTCAGCGCCCGTACTTCTTGCGTACTCCAGTTTCGAGATGAACTGTTCCAGCTTTTCCTTTATCCCCATGCCAGCTCCCGTTAGAACAAATTAAAACCTGATGGCTGATATTAGAATGGGTGGCCGATCTTCGCAAGTGTCACCTTTTGCTGTTTTAAATTTATTTATTTCGACACTTAACGTGTAAACTTTAAGTTGACATCAACTTTTGTTGAGTATTAAATCCGCAAATGTCCGGACAGATATCTCACTAGCCGGACGCATCAAAGACAAGTGAGAAAAGGGGAAAAGGAATGCCAGTAGTCGCGATTAACGACGAGACTTCCGGAGTAAAACGGGAGCAGCGTTCAGAGAGGTTCAAAGCAGTATTGAGGAGGCATGGAATAGCTGAGCATGGCGCTCAGACTGCTATCGCTAAAGCTGTAGGGGTGTCAGACGCCACAGTCGCTGCTTGGATGCGTGGCTCTATGCCTAGAGATCCGGAAGTTTTGTTTAGATTCTGCGATGTCTATGACGTTGATCCCTACTGGTGGACAAGCGGTCAGTCTCGGCCTCGCGACTCTATCGACGCAGAAAAGTTAGTTCGTTCGTGTAAGGTCGTTCACGACTACTGCGAGGCAAACGGATTGAAGGTAAGCCAAGAGCAGATGGCATTGCTTTGCGCAAAAGTGTACGACGACCCTGCCGACGCTGAATCGTACTTGGAGCAAATGGCTCCGTTTTTCGCCTCCTAAGTCGATATGTCGTATCAAGCGACAGATTTCAGCAACATAAGTTGACACTACCATTTAG